TTAATTCTGTTTTTAATCCAACTAAGTCTTTTCCTTTGTTTACAACATACAAAGTTAATGGTAAACTACTTACAGAAATTCCATCGGTTGATATTAAAATATTAGTTCCATTACTTGCATATGAAATTTGTTGATTATTTTTAAATGGGTGATTTTCTATGTAAATTGATTTTGTAGGAATACTTCTAGTAATATTAGATCCGCCAAAATCAAAAGATACTGAAGTGGATAGTCCCACTATTGTACCAATACCTACAGATTCTTGAGGATTGAAATATACTTTATCATTTAACTTAGATTCAAAATACTCTACTTCTTTTGGTATGGTAAATGAATCGGAATTAAAACTTACTGTCGTATTCTGATTGTGCGATACATTAGTCAATCCTCTTTCTACTCTAAGTATACCTTTTTGTTTGAAGGTATTGAGAACCATCAAGGTTTCAGTTCCAATTCCGATGCTGCTTCCAGCGGAAACACTCTCTGGAATATATGATACATATATTTCTGTGGTTCCAATACTAGCAGCACTAGTAATTGAAGATATAAGTGATGTTGATTCTGGAGAAATTGCTACTTTATGAATTCCATTTAGATTAGATAATGTAGATGCAAATCCAGAGATAGAAATGTAATCTCCAGTTTTCAGAGAGTGGTTAGGTAGAATATTTACCTTTACACTATTAACATCATTCCAAGTGAATAATGCTTGAGGATAAGTGAGAGAGGATGTCTCTAATTTGGTAATACTTTTTCCTTTTAGAGATGAAACTATCGCATCAACACCTCCACCCGATATTGATCTATCAAAGTTTAAAGAATCTCCTACCTTGTAATTATCCCCCGCATTTATAACCGAGAAATTATCAACAGATCCAAAAGAAACCGATTCAACAGTAACTTCTTGTTTTTTAATATCATCAATTTCTATGAAATAGTCATAACTAGATCCAATATCAGAAACTTTGTATGGGAAAGTATTTCTGAGAAGTGTTGAAGATTTAAAATCAAATTCTTGATTTAATGACTGATTTTCAGATAAAGTTTCCGAATGATATTCATTGCCAATAAAATATGGAAATGTTGGTGTTCCCGAAGATTCTACTGTCGCATGATAGGCATAGACGCCATTTGGAAACTCTGGTGTTTTTTCAAATCTTCCATTTTTTTGGTCTAATGAACCACTATTAGTATATTGATAATCTTCAATGAAAAATCCCTCAGCAAATCCACTTGGTCTATCTAAAACTTTTGTTATGTCTTTAGAATAACCGGAAGTCAATCTTGTAATAGTTGTTTTATCTTCTGGATCTGAGTATCCAAATGGACCATATATCGGATTTCCATCATAAGCCCATCCAATAATTCCTGAAATCTTAGGATTTACTGAATTTGAAGCACTTTCTCCAAATGAATCCCTTAAAGAGTTAAAATATCCAGATACTGTATATTTTAATTTGTTGTCAGATTCTACTAAAATTTCACTTCCAGAATTTTCATCCCCAAGTTTCAAATTAGCATTAACAGTCAAAGACCTAATGTTTGATTTAAGTGATGCACCTTTTCCAGAAGAAACAACATTAATATATGATGAAGTAGAATATCCAATGCCAGCGTTAATAACTTTTACTTCAGTTATTGCACCATTTGAAATAATTGGTCTAAGTTTTGCTCCAGATCCTTTATTTGTAGGGTCAATAACTACTAAATCTGGAACTGAGTAATATTCAATTCCCCCATATTGAATTGTTACCGAATTTATAGATCCATTTAAAATATTTGGTGATATATTGGCATACTTTCCATTTTTTATTTGTACCGTCGGGGAATTTTCATAGTTTAATACTGTAGATCCATATCCAGTTCCTTTATTGTAGAGATATAGTTGATCAATACTTCCCCTAACTACAGGAGTAACTAAAAGATTCTGATAAACTTGTGTATTTGTTGAAAATCCTACTGGATTATATTTTATAGTAACTGAAATATCTGGATATTTGAAATATTGATATCCATTACCAGAAGTTGAGAATTTTACAAAATTTTCTCTATTATAATTTGAGGTTATTGTTCCACCAATCCCAGCATCACATAATCTAAATGAATCATCATCAATTTTCAAGATATAGTATTGATTACTTGTAGAAAGTCCAGATATGGTTGAAGTTTGGAAACTATACTCTACCAGTTCACCACTTTTAAATCCATGGTCATCAAAGTTAATTGTATGATTTGTAGTAGATACTTTGGAAGGAGATACAACTAATTTTCTGTTAGTATACCCCGATCCACCATTTATAATTTCAATGTCCGATACCACATTTTTAGAATTTGCTGTTCTAAATTTATGAGTTCCACTAGTTCCTGTAGAAAATCCTACGGTGTTAATTCCTGCCGCATAGTCTGATACAGATTCAAATATAGAAATTGTGATATTGTTTTGAACTTTAACAAAGTATGAGGAATTATTGATGAGCGTGGAAGAACCAGATCCTACCACTAATTCCGAATTACCATTGGAATTGTATATAATTTCTTCTCCATCTTGGAAATTGTGATCACTTAAAAATATAATCCTATTATTAGAAGTACTTATTCCTCCAGAATTTGTAGTTAATCTTCCATCGAATGATACTTCCCTAAATCTTCTAGTTAATATTGGTTTTATTACTGCACCAGTTCCATTTCCACCAGATATATCAATCGATAAAATTTTATCAATATCATAATTTTGAGAATCTACATAAATTTCTTTAAAACTACCAGAAATAACTGGTTGAACTAGAGCGCCAGATCCATTATCTGAAGATAATTCAATATTGGGTAAATTTATAACATCAAAATCCTCTCCACCACCAAAAACACTAATAGATTCTAATGGACCATAGTAAATTTTATCTTCGGACTTATAATTACTAATCTCAACACCATTGATCAACATTCCAGTTGTTCCAGGTTCTGTTTTTTTGCCTGGACTCTTAATATTTGATTTTAAAGGAAATTTTTTAAATAATTTTTGTGCTCCAATTTGATTAGTTCTGTGTGAATACAGAATAAAGGTGTGTGCAGATATTCCAGAATTTGGAACCGAAAAACTAAGATAATTAGTTCCACCAATAAAAGATCTTGATGTATAAAGACGTATGCTCTTTGGACTAATCACCTCAACATAATAAATTCCCTCCTCCAATCCAACAAGAGGAGACGTTAATGGGGAATAATAAATTTTATCGCCCGTAATAAAAGGAATATTTGTTGTAGAAGAAATTGTGGTATAATCACCAAGAGAATCCTTGTCCTGTAAAGAAGATAATGAGTTTATGGTAAATTTATATGTGCTTTTTGTTATATTATATCGGTAATTATTTGATCCACTTATAGATCCTGATGGTAAAGAATTTGATGCAATATAAGCATAATCATTGCTATCAGTGTATAAATTTTGTATATCCGATGTTAATGTATTATTGCCATTCTCAATTGAGACTCCAGAACTATTTGCAGTATTAATGATTCTTCTTAAATCATATTTTATGGAACTTTGTGTATCTGAAAAAGACCCATCAATACTTACATTATTTGAACTATTAATAGATTGAATATAAGGATTGTCAGAATCACTTTGTATTGCCCTAGTACCACGATCTACCAGTTCAACTCTATCTCCAACTTTTAAACTGGATCGATCAATCTCACTACCTAAAGTATAATTTGAATCTGTAGATACTACTTCATAACTAGACGCCGTATTATAAATCCAAGAGTTTGCAAATATTTCCGTATAATTTTTTGTTGCAGGATTTTTTATAAGATTTCCAAGATTTTTTACTTTTATTAAATCACCTTCAGATGCTTTTATAGAATTTGATTTTACTAAATCTGATAATACCCCAACAAATCTCAATTCAACCCTTTTAGTTGTATCACCATTTTCATATCCATAATAAATGTCATTGTTTCTTACTATTTCATTTTTTGATATTGCCTCAGTTATTCCAGAACAACCAAAAAATTGATTTATACTTTTACTTGTATATTCTATTGTATTATTTCCAGAATATAAAGTTCCACTCTGAGGAAATCCTATTGTAGAATCTACAGTAATTATAGATGATTCTGATGGCGATGATAACGTAGTTTTTGTGCTTGGTGTAATTACAAAATTTCCCTCTACAGCAGAAAAATCATTATAACCTACAAAAAGTGTTAGTTTGAAATATGTTTTGCCATTTCTCGTAAATGGTTCTATAGAAGATATAGAAGCACTAGTAGTTTCATCTGTTACCTTTTTTATGGTTTGTCCAACCAAATTAGAAGTGGTAATTCCAGATATTCCTTCTGCAATGACAACTTCTCTGTTAAGGTATTCTGAGTGTGATGGTTTTAATAAAAATTGTTCTAGATTTACAACGGATGGTGTTTCATTATAAAGGGCATTGAACAATATTCTAAACGACTCGTTTGTTCCTTTAGTTTGATAAAAAGATTTTAATTCTTTTAAAAACGTTCCTACGTCTAAACTAGAAGTAAAATTAGTATCTTGTAATTCATGTGCAATAGTAAATTTTAATTTATTGTAAAATTCTTTTAAAAACAAAGAACTAAGATTTTTTACTTTAGATCCTGAAGTATGAGATTCACTCTTAGTTTCTGTAAATATTAATTCTTCTTGATTTAAATCTTGGTGATATCCAGTTATACCAGAAAAACCTCTGATACATCCCGTAAAGGAATTTGCAGTGATGTCGGTATATGTAATTATTTCATCATCAATTTGGAAAAGACCATAATGTGGTGGAAACCCCTTTGTAGATTCTACCTGAATAGTATTTTCTGTAGATGAAATATTAGCAGAAAGAGTCGTCTCTCCAACAATTACTTCGGGAGTTAGGTTATCTAACTTGAGATATTGGTCTAAATTTTCTGCAATATCAATTGGACCACCTTGATATTCTTGTGATATGTAATATTGTTTTAAAAACTCAGATGCATTTGGATTTTCATCCAATATAAAACTCGGAAGTTGACTCTCAACAATTTGTTGAACCTTAACTCTAGATTCAAATCCAGTCTGTATCATATTAGTTTCTTGTTAGTTTCCCGTTTGAATAACTTGATGTATAATATTCTCTTGTAAAGAGATTTCCAGTTATTTCATCGCCAGAAGCGATTACGTCCCTTAGCATATTTATTTGACTTTTTGAAATATCAAATACCAAATACAAGTCCTTTAATCCAATAACATCATTAGATTCCGGAACAGCCTGCACTTCAATTACACCATTAGGTTTTGATGTTGAAATAATATTTACTGTTTTTAATATAATCTCACCTTTAATATAATCCACTGTTCCAGCATCTTTAATGACAACAACACGATTTCCATTAGAATCAATTTTAAAAATTGAAATCGTGCCCTTTGTTGAGGTAATATCAGTTGGTCTGGAAAGAAATACGTCACTAGCTTCTGCTGCGTTTGTTACGTTAATTTGACCAGCAGTAATATTTGGGGTATCTGCAAGATACACATCGGAAGATTCTCCAGAAATTTTAAATGCTGTTGATTTAATATTTCTACCTTTTGGATCAACATGGAATCTGTTACCAAAGCAAAGTTCATATTGAGCAAACGTATTTAGAGATGCCTTTAAGTCTCTTCTGATTCTTACTTTAGTAATGTTGGATGTAATTGATTTATCTGTATTGTCAATAGTTTGGAGAACTTTACTATATTTAAATCTTCCACCAAATTTATTCAAATCTGTAGAAGTAGAATATTTTGTAAGAGTATTGATTACGTTAGTCTTCAGGTTATCTGAACTTGAGACCTGAGAACTGTTATAATAGACTGCCGAATCTATTTCTACATAAAGTATTTTCAAGTCAATAATCTTTTGATTAATTCCAGACATTGAATATTTTTTTAAATCACTTAAAATTCTTGACTTATCAAAATCTGATACAAAAGTTCCATTTTTTGGTTTTATACTTAAAATAACATTCCCGTATTCTGGTGGATCAAGCTCTTCACCACCAATAACAGAAACAGATTCTGTATTTGGATATATTTGTTTAACAATTGCCTCATAATCTCTAGAAGTTACCGCTCTATTTTGTGCAGAATAACTTCTTGGAGAATAATATTTGATCGAATCTATGGTTTCTATATCTCCACCATTTGATGAGGATTGATCAGTCGTTATTGTAATAGTTCCCGTATTGATAGGATCTTCATTAGATTTTTCAATTCTTCCTGAGAAGGTGAATGATCTTGCACCGTTTCCATCCTTCCCATCAGTAATAATGTAATTTGCAGTTATAATCGTACCATCATTACCATCACCTAATTTTTTACCAAATATCCCATCACCAAAAATAAGTTCATATTTTTCATCTTGAACTTCCTGGATCAAATAGATTCTAGAATTAGAATCTATATTTAATATATTGTTTACTAAATTATATTCAATTCCTGTTGTTTCATTTGTTTTACTTACATAAACTTTGAGGGTGTTTGTGTCGATAAATGAATTGTTGAGAATAAATCTCTGGTCCAATGATCCATCATAGACAAACGATTTTGTCAAAAATGTTCCTTGAAAAACTTCAATATTACTAAATGTTGCTGTTCCATCAATAACGTTCGCTGTTATATCCTCAGGAATTGAAAAAGTATAAGTGGTGTCATTTGTCTCTCCAACACACACTAAACCTTTTTTTAGGGTAGCAGTCAAACTATCGGTTATACCGCCGACAGAGAAGGATATAGATGCCTTTGAAGCAGTTCTAGAGCGAGGAACATATCCAATATTTCTTGCTAGTGATACTACGTTTTCACGAAGAGTTGCAGAATCTAAAAACGATTCATTTACAATCATATTACTGTTGAATGCAGTAATATAAGTGTTATATGCCAGTGTATCAATTAAGACAGAGAAATTTGATCCCTCAAAATCAAAGTCGCTAAATGTTGAATTAGCGCGAAGATAATCTTTGATTGAAGTCTTTATCTGATCAAAATCTAGATTCGTGAATTTTGTAAAGGGCATCTTATCTTGCTGCCTCTAATAGGAACGTATACTCTTGTGTTGGAAACTCTTGCCCAATGATATCAAAAATAACAGTCACATTAAATGTATTTTCATCTGGTTGAGGGTCTACTTCAACAACTACATTATCAACCCTTGGTTCAAAGTTTTCTATTGCAACTAAAATCTGACTTTGAATAACCGATGCAGTACCAAAATCCACAAATTCAAATAAACTATCTCTCACATCAGATCCCAATAATGAATTAAAAAATCTTTCTGTGGGGATAGTTTCAACAATATTTCTTACGGATCTACGAATCGCATTCTCATTTTTTAACACTTGGAGATCCTTTGTTACAGGATGAGGAACAAAGGATAAACTGATGTCTTTAAATGATCTGGATATCCTTTGTTCTGCCATTGGTATAGAGTTTTCTTGATTTTATTTATATTTACTCATGCCACCTTTCAACAAAATCATCAAATCCATGAGATCCACCACATGGACGCTCTAAACGATCGTCTGGAATTGGGTAGAGTTCTTCATTCTGAGCAATTTTTTTCTGTTTTGATGCTTTTCTAAGATATTTCTCACTTTCTACTTCTGTAATAAGGGTCATTCCCTGTTCTATGAACAGTTCTCCCTTGTCAACCTGGTGATGATTTCCCATTTTAGCTCCTGTTTTATTAAAAACAGAACTTTTAGAGGGGTTGCTATCCCTTATCGGTATTTATTTCCCGCTCTTGAGCAGTTTTCCAGTGATATTCATCCTCATTTCCCATTCCAAGACGATCATAACCACATTCTACCTGATAATATTGAGTAGAAACTTTAAAATCAGGCATTTTTGGTTCGGCAGGTGTCAAACTATTGTCAAAAATACGCAACCTATTGTTTGGATACAGTGCATATTGTCCATTTTCAAGTTCAATCAAGTTATGTGACTTATGTTCGGCAGGATTTTCACTCGTTGCCCAGTCTACCATGTCTGGATCACGGTGATAATTGTCTAATGTACATACATAAGTGCCTTTTTGAATGCCAAAGTCGCGTGTATAGCATTCATAATCCATACTACCGATAAATTTCTTGTCAATACTGACTACACCATAATCCATACAGTTCCAAAACTGTAGATTTGGTAGATCCATATCTGGACTAGGTGTTTCCGGCGACGAGACAAACGCACTAATGGGCAATTTGTCATACATTGCCGCATATTCTGGTAAATATGTCTCAAAATAAAAAGCGCGTCCAGGAATCGACTTAGCCGAAACCCAAACGCCCTTAACAAATTCACCGTGCCCACTCTGATGATCTGTAAGATATTCCTTACGAACCCATACTTCTATTGATGGGAGATTGGTGATTAAACAACTCATCCTTTACCTTGTCCGCGATACTTTTTTCTAGCTTTATTGCGAGAAGACGCTGCATACT